AATTAGGTACATCGGCCAACTCGTAGCCACAAGTAACAGTTACTTTTACAGCATCCAATCGGTCTTGCACCGTTGGTAATGTTCCTTTATACCTAATCAATACACCCTCATTCGAGTACCTAAACTTTTCATAATTAGCCACATCCAAATCCACATAAGTAGTACCATTATGGTACTTTACCGAATCAATAGAAATACACGGATATTTATTTACATCAAAAGCACAAAAACCAGTAAAATTAAAAACGAATACCCCTTTTCTAATTACCTTATTCAAATAGGCTTCAATCTCACCCTCAGCGGCCAATATCAATGATGCAACCAATCCATATTCTGGATGATTTACCGCATACCCATCAATCCTGCACCACGTAAATGCCTGTTCAACACTTACAATAGTACCAGCCTCTCGAGAAATCTCTACACCACTAAGAAAAGGGATATTCATTTAATTATTTTACTTTTTCAGCTAATCCGTATTTAATCCAATCCTGTGCTATTTCTTCAGGCACTTCCAGTATTTCGTCGATTGTGAGGTGGTATTCACCACCTCCAAAAGACTGCAAAGCTTTTACTTTTACCTTTTTCATTATTATGCGTGTGTCAATTTCTTGATGGCAGCAGAATTAATGATTTTTGCATCTACTCTTTGGAAGTAGTTAAACGCAACCTGATCAGAACCTTTGAAAAGTTCGTCAGTACGAACCAAACGAGGCTGATTTACAGTACGAACAATATATTTCGAGAAATCACCAGCAATCACCGAAGTGTTTCCAGTTCCAATGCTCGCCATGTCGTCGTTGATTACAAACGGCACATTAAAGATTGTATCAGGAGCTCCACCTGCTACACCCATATTGAAAATATACATACCTTGTGAATCTTTCAATTTTCTTAATGTCAATAATGTAGCATCATTAAACATCAAGTTAAAGCTTGGCGAACGGCGATACGAAGGATTGATTTTGTGTAACAATTCCAAAACGTTATCAGCAGTCAAAGCACTTGCAGCAACAGTAACACCCGAAGCACTTGCACCAGTCACAACACCCTGAGGCTGTCCTGAACCTGTACCAATTGTAAGGTGTTCAGCCAAAGCACGAGCATTACGCTCCACAATCGCCTCAGTCACCATGCCAGTAATATTGAAATCAGAATCTTCAATCAATTCCTGTGGAACTCTAATCCAGCCTGTTTTATATTTGTACGCTGAAAGTGAAACCGAACCAAAGCTCAAATCAGTACCGTTACCGATGTCAGTATTTTCCGCAACAATCACCGATTTGTTTGCAGTATCGTCAAGCGTCGGAATATCCAATGTATTGCCACGGCTATCAGTCAAAATACGAGCAACAGAATAAACACCGCCGTAGGCTTTCAAAGCCATATCCACTTCGTTAAATAAACTACGAGGAACTAACACGCCACCAGTAGCAGCCGTTTGAGTAGTTGCTGCACGGTTCTGAGCCAAAAATACCGAACGCTCTTGAGCAGAGAATCCTTTATCTTCTTGAAATCTCGCCCACTTATCGAAAGCACGCTCGTAAATTTCAGCTTGCTTCGAATTGTCAAAAGTTACTTCTCTCTCAAAAGTATTTTGAGCAGTTTCACGCTCCTGTGCTTCTAAAGCCTCAGTACGCTTAATTTGACGGTCAAGAACCACAACATCATTTTCCATTTTTTGATATTGCTCACGGTCTTCTGCATTTGCAAAACCATCATGGTCAGTTGAACCAGTACTGCGGTCGTTTACTACACGCATATCAGTTACCAACTTATTTCTCTTGTCTTTTAATTCTAATAAATCCATCTCTATATTTTGATTTTTAAATTAATACTTTCCCATAATGTCAATCTTTCGGCTTCTCATAGCCTTTAACCCTTTTCGCATAAAATCTGCTGAACAATCCTCTTCTTCTTCTTCCTCAACAACTTCAATATCCTCAACCTCAAGCATTCCGCTTTCTTCCAAACTACGCATGGCCACAGTTAAATCCGTTTGAGTAAACGCAGGGTCAAACACCGGCCCAATGTGCACAATCGCTCTAATTCTGTTTACCGTTCTTATGTAAGTATTGTCGGCCTGTCTTTCCCAAGTATCATCGCCCGCCATCGTTAGGTATCGAAACGAATTACCTTGATAATCACCACGATTTGTAAATTCAATCACCTTATTTCCTATCTCAAGGTTAGGCAACTCGCATTCAAACGTCATTCCTCTATCATCTTTACCAATCTTTAAAGTGTTTGGTACACGCCCCAAAAATTCGTTTTTATCATCGTGGTTTAAACAGCATTTAACATTTGATAAGTCGGCAACATCTAAGGCAGATGATGGTATAATTTCACGAAAAACAACTTTTTGACCTGCTCTTTCTCCAACCAATGGCTCAGATAATACATTAAACGGCAACCAATAACCCGAAAGAGATTTTCCTTTCATTACTGGTTTCGTCAGTTCGCTTACTACGGCTCTATTTTCAAAAAATCCATCCATCAGGCACTTATTTTATTGTCAAGTTTTTTTGCATTCCAAATCTCTTGGTCCAGTGGCATATCGCCCGAACCCACAAAAGGCAAATCGCACATTGGGTTATCAATTCTATTTTCACCTTCACGCTCACGAATCATATTACCCGTAATCGACCCAGTTTTAAATCTATTCATATACACCACACTACGGCTTACGCTATCAGCACGAAGCACATAATCAATATCAAGATTAAACCAGTGATTTGCTTTATCACGGTTTAAAATCAGTTTACGTTTAAACTCTTGTTCTATTTTCTCTGACCATGGCAACAAACAATCTACTTTAAAGTCATCCGATTGCTGTTCAATATTATTATTAGTCGAGCGGTCAAGTGATTGTAGCTTGTGAAGAGGAACCCTATACATTCTCGCAACTTCTTCAACCTGAAACTTACGAGTAGCAAGCGTCTCAGCATCTTGCGGAGACATTGTTAAGGTCGTAACGTTATTTCCATTTTCGAGCAAAAAGAAATCCTTATCACCACGCATTGAATCTTTTATTGATTGATTCAAACGGTCATAGGCTGAATCGGTTAGTTCGCCTTGTGTAGAAAACACAGCCTTAGATTTAAGATTACCTCTATAAAACTTTGACATTGTGTTCTGTGCCTGAATACCTAACGCAATACTCTCACTCGCTATACTAATCGGACTTTTACCTATTATACCATTGCTACCAATGCAAGTAATATGTATCATATCTCGCTTTTCTACCAATTGACCAAACACATAATAATACAGCGTTTCGCCCGATGGCTGCTTCAGGTAGTACGGCGTACATTCAAAGTTTTCTAATATTTGCAATTGTATCGGTTGCCCAGCACCATTCCTAAAAATCCGTGCATAGCCATTTCCCCAAGTCAAAGCATTATTTACAAGCGTTTCTTTAAAACTAAACCACGTCATAAACTCATTAGGCTCGCTCATTAGCATACCGTAAAGATTATGTTCAGAAGCCTCCAAAGTTCTACCATCTTGGCGTTTCATCAACCGCAACGGTAAGTTTGCTATACTTTCAGAAATGATTTTTTTTGCAGAATAGACAGCAGTAAAGCAGTCCGCATTGGCTGGACTAATATTTATACCAGCATTTGTATAGGAAGTATTACCACCTAATTCATCCCAATTATCAATATTATTTCCATTATACTTAATAGAAGAAGTCGAGCGATTCTCGGCAAACAATTGCCCAAAATTCTCTGCAAAATTCCCTATTCGATGGAAAACGTTCATAAAAAAAGCCCTTGAGTAATTGGAATTATCAAAGTTCCAACTATTCAACGGCTTCAACACGGAACATTTTTACGTATTTTACAGTAAATATTCTTTTAAAGAAATTAATTCTTTATGAATTTTATCTTGTTTTAATGATAATTCATCAATTAAGTGTTTGATGAAAATTTGAATCATTTTTTGTTCATCAAAATCTTCGTTAAAAAACGATATGTTCAAATCTAAAAAAGAAATAACATTATAGCTATTAATTTCTCTATTGTGTATGTATATTGGTTTTTTAAAGTTGAACTTAACACCGTTATTGTTTGAAATACTAATAAATTTATCAAATCTCGTTTCCCTCCTTATTTTTGGATAACCATTCTCATAAAATGCAATGGTGTATATAAATGGAGTTTTAACTACTAAATTCGGAGAAATTTTATCAATTAAATTTGTTCCTATTTTCATTCTTCATTTTTTGTTAAAAGTTTTTCATTTATAATGTCTAAACATTTTTTCATTTGTTCTAAATAAAAATCCTTTTCTTTTGGTGTAGGGATATAAACACCTGACAACATGATTTCATTAAATTTAAACATATATTCATTGATTACTGTACAGAGAAAATCTTTTGGCATTGGCTCTATAAATTCCTCAATTGTAGTTGATATATTTCTATTTTTTTCAAACTTAAATTCTGAAACTAAAAAAACATTATATGCATCTTCAATCTTTTTAATAGTTTTAGAACTGGCTTGTCTTCCTCCCAAAAGTTTTGATAAATGGGATTGGTCAATGTCAATCTTATTTGCGAAATCCATTCTACTTATTCCATAATAGTTTAGAAAATCATGTAAAGCGTTTGAAATTATCATTTTTTTTGCTTGTTTATGTTATTTATGATACAAAATTATATATTGTAAATAACATAAACAAGCATTTAAAAAAAAACTTCACTGAAATATCAATGAAGTTTTTTTGTAATTTAACCAAAAATACTAAATCACTTACTTTTTATTTCTGGTTGCAACTCTGAACGATTCAGAATCATTGTAAGGAGCCGCCAAACCTTTTTCTTTTTCAAATTTTATTTTAGCATCGTCAAAAGCATCTGGCAATTTCATTTTTGCACGGTTTTCACTAACTAAATCAGAAAAATACTCTTGTGGTGTTTTTAGCTTCTTCATTTTATCCAAGTGGTCTAAGTCTAACAACTTTCTCTTCTTCTTCAAACATGATATATGTACTTTAAAATATTTTTTTTAAATATTTACTAAAATAATTGTCAATATATATTGACAATTCCAATAAAAAGCATTATCTTTATATCATCAAACAGCAACAAAGCGGTTTGCTAAATAAATAAGACAAATGAAAAATTTAATCACTCTATCTCTAATTTTTAATTACAACTTTACTGAAAACTTCAAAATGCCAGAACTAAATGAAGAAGAAAAAAACAGTTTGTATTGGTGTTCACAAAATGCACACGATAAGTTTTTCCCAAAAAGTGGAAAAACAAAACAATACTGGTCTTTAAAAGACAAAAAAGATTTTTGTCGTTTTGCTAAACAATTAATTTAACATAAAAAAGCCCTCTCGGTTGCTCTAACAACTTTGGGGGCTTAATAAATAAGACTATGCAAGATAACACAATAAATTGGAAACAAAGATTTGAACGTATGAAAGATTTTTACGGATATTCTTTGGAAGATATAGCTGAAATAACTGGAAATAGCTACGGATCTATTAGAACCGTAATAAATAGCAAATCGCAAGATTTTCCAAGATGGTTAAAATTAGCCATAGTGAATTATGAAATGGAGCGTGAGCGTGAAATTGAAAAAGACCCTGATTTTAACCCAAGTATTTTTGATAATCAATAATTTAATTACTTGTTCTTGACTTGCTTTTTTCGTTCGTCCAATTTATTAATAGCTTTAATATCTCCAGACTTAGCCATTTCAAATAATTTTAAATCAATCAAATAGCCACTATAATCTACACCTTTGTTATATAATTTTTTTATTTCAAAATTTTCATTTTTAAATTCTTTTTCAAATGTCTCTCTATTAAAAGACATAATACTACATATTTTTGAAACTGGATAGCCTAAAGCACCCATATTTTGCAGCATCATACTTTGTTCTTCTGTCAATTTATTCATTAGATAACCAATCAAATTGGTTTTTTAAATTATTAAATATTCTATCAAGCGACCTATTTACTGTTAATGAATCAGGAGTAAAACCAATTGGCATTTCACCAAAAGTTTGAGTTATAAAATCTTTATAAAAATCAAATATTTCAGATGATTCGTCAATTTCAAAACTTTCACAAGTCCTATTAGCATTCAAATTCATTGAAGTTCTAATTACAATTTTATAATTATCATTAGATATTAAACAAAACTTGGCGTGAAGTTCTGAAGTTCTAATATTTTCTTTTCCAAATAATTCAGTTAATTGCAAAGCGTATTTTGATTGTCGAGTAACATATGAATGATCAGTCACCAGCAAAAAAGATTTTATCAAATTGCTATCAACCATCCATTTTACAGTATTTGCATCTTTTATTCCAGCCGACCAAGTAGCACAAATAACATCTGAATTACCAATGTTTTGTAAAATTGAGTATATCAAATCAATTAATGAAAATTGTCCTCTTGTAAGCCCAATTATTCTAATATCTTTTTTTATTAATCTTGCAACCTCAGATGCTGTCGTATTAGGCATATAAACCAATAATGCTTTTTTTTGTGGTAACTCTTTAACTATATCTAATATTTTCATTTCTTATATTTCCTTGAATTTCTAAAAGAATCACAATCAGAGTATGGAGCGGCCAAACCTTTTTCACGCTCAAACTTTTGTCGAGCATCATCAAAAGCATCTGGCAATTTCATTTTTGCACGATTTTCGCTAACTAAATCAGAAAAATACTCTTGTGGTGTTTTTAGCTTCTTCATTTTATCCAAGTGGTCTAAGTCTAACAACTTTCTCTTCTTCTTCAAACATGATGATGGCCAACCCATCCAAACACGCACTCACCCCATCAATCTTATATGTACGTTTCAAATCGTTTTTCTGAAACCAAAGATTATTATTTCGGTCGATGGTCTGCTTTAAGTTCCGTATCATCCACCGTATCACAGGGTTTCCGTTATGGTTCAATCGTTTCTTGTCAATCAGTAGCTTAAACCAGACAATCACAGGGCTCAAACCTACATTTAAGTTAATTCTATCGCCACCGTTCCTAACCTCCACGCCGCCATTTATAAACGATTTCTGCACCACTTCTTTTACTCTAATTCCTTCATTGTGGCAAGCCTCAGCAATACTACCAATGTTAAAAGGGTCAAAACCAAAGGCTTTTATACTAAACAGCGTATTCAACTCCAATATCTGCTCCTGTATCTGCACGTGAGAATGGTAATTACCCTCAACAACCGTAATAAAACCTTTTTTTATCCAATCTTTCATTTCAAATATGCCAGATGATTCACACTTTCGCTGAGAATCTTCCGTAATCCAAAACCACCAAAACACCGTAAACCCAACATTAGCCTCATAATCTACTCGCCTATCATAGTCTTTTCGAGCAGAATTAGGAAAAATCAAACAAAGTGCTGCTATATCGTCAGTCATCGCCATGTCAAAGCCAGCATAACACTCTTTACCATAAAACTCGCTCAATTGCAGTTCTTTATCGCAATTAGCCATCCAATCCTCATCACTGATCACAATTGTCGGAGCGTCCACCCAAATATTTAAGTTTTTAGTCTTAAACTCTACAAAACTTTGCTCACCTTTTTGGAAGGCATTAATTAAATCCTCCTTAAAATCCTTTACTGGTATAGTAATACCTAAGTTCGGGTTTCCCTTATACCATGTTTTTGGCTCAAATATATCATCATCATCATCAGGAGAAAATATCAAAACAAAAATTGAATCATTCTCAATAATCCCCTTAACGATCGGTATATAAAGATTTTGTTCATTGACATAACACGGCTTACTTTTGTCAAACCCTCTGGTAGTTATATACTCCAAAATCTTCTCACGCCTGTTAATCATGCCCGAACGCAGCACATTGGGCATATCATCAGTTTCAAACTCGTGGTACTCATCAATAATTCCATAAGTCGGCCTTGTACCATCGGCAGTTTTCGGGTTTGATGTCAAAAAACTAATCTTACTCTGGTCTTCCAGCGAATAAATAACCTCAGATGTTTTTCTAAAATAACTTTGCAAATCCTCATTATAGTCAAGAATTGTCTTTACATCAGAAAAACAGATTTTCGCCTGGTCTTCCTTATTGGCAACAATATAAACCTCAGGGTTATAATTATCTTCCACCAACCCATGGTAAAAAATCTTTGGTACTCTCGTCAGCGTCTTTTGGTTCTTACGAGCCATTGAGCAATACATGGTCCTAAATCTTCGGCCTTTAGTATCAGTTCTCCGCCACCCAAAAAAATAATAATATTCTAATTTTTGCCACCAGAATAAAGTCGCTGGCTCATTCTTAAAATCATTCAGCAACTCTGCAAACCTAACAACATCAATTCCTTTTTCATGGTCAAAATAAATCCCTCGCTCCTTTCCAGTTTCTAAATCTCGCCTATGCCTAATCACACAATCCTTCAACAACTGCCCAGCAGGAATAGCACCACTCAAAATCTTATCCTCAATTTGCTTGATAGATTTGTCATATTTTACTTTCATGAAACCTTTTTAAGACGAGATGCTTCAATTTTAGCTTTCAACGGACTAATCGCAACTTTAGACACAATATTCATATTAGCACGGCCCCGAGGATTCAATCCAAAATCAGTCTCAAAATCAGTTAAATACTTTGAGATAGATAGGATTTTATAATAATCTTGTGCGGTTGTACTTTCATCATTCAAATATTCAGTATGTAAATTATAAAAATGGTAATGCTGGCAATACCTCGAAAATGCAGGTAAATCAATTGCAGTTAGCACTCCTTTATCAATTAACTCATTGCCAGAGTTATACCAAATTTCTTTAACTTCTTGGCTAAAGTGGTTTGGAGGCTCAGGCATTTTCTTCAAAGCCTCAAGCCTAATCTCATTCTTATTTATCCTTGATTTTCTTAAAGTACCTTGTTGTGCTTTCAAGGCATCTGATTTTTTTGGTCTTCCTGCCATACCCCCCCCCTAATTTTGGCACTCGTTTTTTCACAATCGGACAGCGGTGTTCTTGTTATAATGTGCAAGGATTTACCCCGCCCCCCCCTTCCTGCTCTCTCGTGATGATTTGATGTTGTGATGGCGACTGCATAAAGTTTGATGATTACTCAGCTCCCAGACCGCACCACCTTCATTGATTGGCGTGATATGATCACGAGTGTTACCTATACATTCATGCAGAGGTTTATTTTCTTTGATACATTCATTACAAAAAGGTTCTTGTTGTAAGCCTATACGTCTGATATGATTCCACCTTTTTGAATTGTATGTCTGTCGATTATCATTCGCTCTATTCTTGAAATTATGAGTTGATAATTTTTTATTCAATCTCTCAACTTTCATTTATAAATATTTATGATCTATTTTTAAAACACTTAAAAGCGGCTGATTTGTTCCTGTAATGTTCCTGTAAATATGGGTAGAAAGAATGTAATATCAAAATAAATGCCTATAAATCATTGATTTATAGGCATTTATTGAACTGTTGTTTTTTGCTTAATGTGACGAAGAAGAGAAAACTAAACCACATTTTAAAAACTTTATTTGTAAATATTTGTAGATTATAGCATTGATACACCCATTATGCTATAAATAAATACAAATAGATTAAAATAAATATATTTTTTGTTCCTGTAAAATTCCTACATTTGTTCCTGTAAAATTAACAAATTAAAATCTTATGACCTTCAACCCTGAATGCGACAGCCGTCCCAATCGGCATGGATTATACCGTATTTATATTCGTGTAACTGAGAACCGAATTAAGAAAAAAATCGGTACAGATATATTTATTAACTCCTCAAAACAATTTTCAACTAAGGCAAAATGGGGTAATTGGATTTCAACGCATCACCCTAATTTCAAGGAAATAAATAAACTAATTATTTCTGAATTAGAAAAATATTCTTTGATGGAGTTGGAGGTCAATACCCAAAAAAATAAATTTCTGACCTTAAAAGATATTTTTGAAAGTAAGGCAAAAAGCCTCCACGAAAAACATATTTATTTTAAAAGCTTAACTACACCATTTAACAATCGTAAATTGGTGCAACTGGTTGAGGACTACAAAACTCAACGTATAAATTTAATTCGTGCCTATGAAAATATACCAAATTTCTTTCCTCCTCATGGAGCATTGAACATACATAAAATTATTACAGACTATACAAAAAAACTTAATGATATTGAGTTTTCAGAAAAACAAATAACTGAAGTACTGGAATTAAATTTTAACCCTGATAACCTCAATGTGTTTAAAAACTTTGTTCGCTTCTACATGAAGAAGAAAGAATTGATGAATATATCGGTAGGTTTCATTAGGCACGTAAACTCAAAAGCTAAAATGTTTATTGATTTTACGGATAATCAGAATATTACTTTTCAAGAAATTAACCGTAAATTGATAATCAATTTTATTGAGCATCTTTCTCAATATACAAAATCCAACGGTGAGAAACTTAAAAACAACTCCATTATTGACATTGTTCAACGGCTCTCGATGTTGTTTGAAGCTGCGGTTGATGAAGGTATTATAAGCACAAACCCTGCTCGACACATTCAACTACCTGAACGTAATCAAGTGGTTCGTGAACGACTTTCTGATGATATGATTGAAAGGATTGAGAATCTTGTTATTGACCCAGTAAACAAATTTTTATGGCTATCTCAACAGATGTTTCTTTTTTCTTATTATAATGCTGGTATTCGTATTGGCGATTGTATCAATTTAAGATTCCTCAACATCTCTAGCGATCGTCTTGAATATTCGATGTCAAAGACCACAAAACGCAAATCAATTAAGCTATCGGTTAAATCTTTAGCTATTATTGAAACTATGCGTAAAAACTATTTTACGGAGCCTAAAGATTATCTCTTTAACCTCCTCGACAAAACTAAACCTTATTTCTGGGCAGTTGATGTTGAGGATAGAAGAAAACTCGATATTGAAATAAAGAAAAATCTTTCTCAAAACATGGATGTTGCCGCCGCCGAAATACAATCTGCACTCAAAGAAATTGCAAATTTGATTCATCACACTGGCAGATTAACTTTTCATATCTCACGGCATTCGTTTGCCGATCGTGCCAGACGAAAGATGAAAGCCTCGAATGGCCGAATAACTATCATTGATTTGAAGAACGCTCTCGGCCACACCAAGATTGAAACTACCGAACGATATATTGAATCATTCGATAAGGATTCTCTCGATGTGGCTATGGATGCGGTGTTTGATTAAAAAGCCTCAATTATATTTAAGTCTTTATCAAAAGTAAAATACGATGTGTTTAATCTGTTGGCACCAAACCCATTTTTAGCCCGGTATTGAATTTTTATTTGAATATATTTGCCTTTGTTTTTCTTTTTAGACTGATCAACAAAATATTTATCATTGCTTACCTCTTCATAGCTATCAGCATCATGTAAAGATTTTTTTAAAGCCCTTTCTGCCCTTAAATAAGCTTTATATAATACCGTACTATTGTCGTCGGTTGGTTTTGCGTCTGTTGCAGAATAACTTGAACTTGTATTGTTATTTTTAGGACTACTACATATTGAAACAAATACACTTCCACAAATAATTATCATAATCCACATAAAACAGCCTTTCCTATCACTAACTGACTTTTGTTTTTTTTCATTTAGAATAGTTTTTTTCTTTTCATCTTCAGTAACAGCAGCTAATATTTGAGCTTTTTTAACCTCATATTCAGCCTCAGAAATTTCTTTTGATTCTTTTAATTTAAAAAGATCATCAAGTTGTTTAATATAATCATTCATCATAAAACATAATTGTTTAAATATCCCTTAACAAGTAATAAATTAGTAATCTTTTCTTTAGGTAAATCAATATCATCATAGTTATTGTTGTGTGACCTCAGCACAACCATATCATCTGGCCTCGTCGGGTGTCTCCTTACGTACTTCACCATCCTCTGTTCCTCAGTAATAATTATAAACACCTGCCCAAACTCTATAACACTAATATCCATGATCTGTTTTACAAACACAATCGCTCCTGGTAATATCTTGTCATACATACTATCACCCCTGACTTTAAAGCAAAAATCTACATCTTGTATTTCTTTCGGCACAGTATAATAATCCGTTGGCATCTGAGTATTATCTTGAAATAGCTGCACATTTCCTGCTGTTACGTCAATGTCATAGTAAGGTACTTTGCCAGTTAAATCAATAGTTTCAGTTTTATTATTTTGTAAAACATTTTTACGATTAATCTCATACTTTTCAATCCTTTCTTTTACAACATTTACATTTGGATTTTTTAATTCTTCATAAGGAAATCCTAAAACGCTTGAAAATTTTAATAATGTTTTATCTCCTAAAGATTTATTTCCCTTCAAAATAGCACTCAAATTACCTTTATCAATTCCTGTCATATTCGATAAATCAGTCAGATTTATCCCTTTAATCTCAATAATAGACAATATATTATCTATTATAACTTGTTTATCATCATTCATTTTATAATTATTTTGTAAGTTTGGAAATATTTTTTACAAATATGTTGTACAACTTACTACTTTATTGTACTTTTGCCACAGACAAACAAAACAACAAATATTATACCAAACAAAATTACGAAAAACATTGAGATATGCAAGAACAAGAAAAATTGCCTCCAATAAATCAAACACGGTTCAGCGATGCTGAAATAAAGACCTACTTTGACCAGTTAAACCGCCAATACGGAGCAATCAGTCAAGCAATTAAATTATCTGGGTTTTCTCAAAATACTTGGAATCGTGCAATGAGAGGCCAACCAATAAAAATTGATACCCGTAAAAAAATAACTGCTGCTAACCTTAAAGTTATCGCCAATATTCAAAAAAACCTGACAACCCAAAATGACAGCACCACATCAGATAGTAACGGTTTCTTATGAAACCTTGGATCAACTCTTAAGTGAAAAGATTGAAAAATTGCTCAGAATAGCAAAAGGAGCAAAAGGAGTAATGGATCGTAAAGAAGCAGCCGAATATCTTCGTATATCAGTACCAACGCTTAATCATCATGTGGAAATGGGCGAATTGGTTTTTGTTAAGCTAGGCAAAGACAAAGGCCGTGAAGTATTCAGATTAGAAGATATTGAGCATTTTCTTTTAAGAAAACGAGAAACCCACTAATAACAAAATTCCTGCACGGAACCACCACACAGGAATCTAAAGTCTTTAACAAATTAAAATCTTTTACAAATATGAGCCTAAATAACCAATTTACCAACAAACACCTTGATGTTTTCCGCAGTGATGGCTTTAAAGTTTATGAAAATGACCATAACAATATAATAAGTATTGTAAAATACCCCGAACACGAACCCAAAGCACCTTTGCTAATACAAATTGACTACGACTTTAGACAATTGTTAATCCACCAACAAAACATTTTCAATTTCCGTGAAGCGGAGCCGCCAAAGTACTGTGCAGATCTCCCAGACGATATTGATGATACAATTTTAATATTAAAATTTACAAAAGTTTTTAATCAAAAATTATTACTTGAACTATGGAACTGTTAAACACCTCCGTTTATGAATCGCCTATTTTGATGGTAGCGTTGTTTTTTCTTGGTGGCATTGCTTTATTTCTTATAGTAGCAATTACGCCAAAAGATAAACAATCACCGATGTATTACACAAAAAAAACAGAATTACCAGAAGATGACACAGTCGAAAAATCTTCTCATTTCTTTTGGATTTTGATTTTAGTAATAATCATCCTCTACTATATCCTTTAAAAACTGTTCCTCGACTTTCATAGATAAGTTGTTTAGGTTGAATGTGATACACTCTCTGGTCCTCTATGAAGGCTATGAGAGTCGAGGACAAAAAATATAGATCACTAAAAAATTAAGCCATGACACAGACACAATACGAAAATGCAAAAGTAGTACAAGCAAAAATAGACACATTAGAGTATAACGAAGAGGTTATTGTAAAACCTAAAAATACAAACGGCGTTCGTCCTCCAGCGTTTTGGGGCAGATTTATAAAAATCGAAGACACCGAAATTTATTCTTTAGACAATCACCCATATCCGCCAAAGATTTTATTGTTTGCTCAGCAAGTAAATAAAGACAAAACCAAAATTGTAAGGATTGCAAATTTTTTAATCGAAGAAATAAAAAGTATATGACACAATCCGAATATGCCGATAACATAGAATCAGCGATTGAGATAATCACAAAGACTTTGATTCAAAAAGACAAATATGAAATTGATGTCACGGATTTTCACAAGAAAGCCGTGGAAATGTTTATCAGAAACCGAACAATAAGCATTAATGCAAAAATATCTTTAAATCAAAAATTAATCTATAAAAAGGCCAACAACAAAATCAGAAAGATTATTCAGCAGTCAGAAAAAGAGTTGATGAGGATTCAAAATAAAAAGAAAATCGAAGCCATCAAATCAATTTGTGAAAAATATCAAGTAAAAGAAAACACCATAACACGATTATTATAATGGCAAACACTTTAAATGTATTAAAAAGCCTCGAAAAAGGCGATAGAATTAAAATCACTACTTATTCAATAATGAAATCAGGTTTAGCAAAAACTTATTTTGGCAACTTTCAAGACTTCGAGAAACGATTAGGTGATTTTATTTTCACAGTAAGCATAGACCAGGGCGAAACAGATCTTCTTGGAGTATCAAAGCAAACAACATTAACTTTTAGAAATTCAACAGTAAAAAACATCGAAAAAATATGAGCAGATTAAGAACAGCATCCTTATGCCTCAGCGACATTCTTGAAGCCGCTAAAGCTGGCCACGGAGCATTTATAAGGTCAGACAAAAACGAAAAGGTTTATTTCAAAATCGCAATCTGGGATAATGAAGAGGTAAACAAATTTGGACAAAATGTGTCTATTCAACTAAGTCCAAAAAAAGACACCTCTTTTGAAAGGCTTTATGTTGGTAATGGTAAAATTGAACCAAACAAACCATCAGAAACAATTAATTCACCAGAATCTCCAGTATTATCAGAAACAGAAGGCGACGACCTACCATTTTAATCATGACAGCTATGAGCGAAGCAGCACAAAGAACAAAAGAATTTATAAATGGCGAGATGAAAAAAATTGATGATGATTTTCACAAAGGGTTTTACATGATTTCAGCTCTCCCACAAGTTTTATCAATACTCGTTGAAAAAAATCTTAGGATAGCAAAACTCGATAGAAATCAAAATGCGATTAAGCTATTATACAAATTTAAAAATCAAACTATTGATTTGTGTTTTACCTCAGACGAATATAAAAATCATTTTAAGGCCGAAAATAAACACACACAAGAAGCATGGACAAATATGTTTGCAGATGTTATTAGGGTTTTAGCAATAAC